GAACTTCTTCCGCAGGAGATTCTTCACCTTCAACACCACCCATCTCGTCTCCAAGATCGATGTCAATTCCTTCACCTTCTCCATCAACGTCTCCATCAACGTCTCCGTCAATGTCTCCGTCAATGTCGAAATCACCTTCGTCTTCTTCGCCTCCGAGACCTTCGATCTCATCGCCTCCAAATTCGTCGTCTTCTTCGCCTTCTTCGCCTTCCAAACCGTCGATTTCACCTTCAAGTTCAGCGATAATTTCATTCAATTCAGCATCTTCGTCGCCTTCTGAAATTGTCAACTCACTTGATGTGTCGTTGTTTGGTGTTTGATCTGCATCTTGGTCTGAAGCCTTGATTTGTGAACTCTTACCACTCATACCAGACTTGTCTGTGTTGGAGGGTGTTAAGTTACCGCCAGCTTTTGGACCTTCAGTTGATGTGTTTACATTTGACGTTGAATCAGTATCTTGGTCTGATGGACCATCGTTTAATTCATTACTACGACCCTGTGGGTCAGTTGTGTGTGCGTCAGCTTTGTATCCACCGTCTTCTTCAAGCGCATTTACTTCGGAACCGTCAGAGTTTCTTGAACCCATCCAATTCCGACTTTGTGTGTCTGCTCTTTCAAGGTCTTCATCCATACCATACTCATCTTGATCCATTTCTTCATCAGCCATTTCTTGCTGAAGTTTTTGTGAAAGCATCGATTGTAGCTTTGGAGTGAATGCCTCTTCGAGAACAGCCTTCGCATTTTGAAGGGCAGTTTCACGAACCGCCTTTGCATCTGCGATAGCATCTTTTAATAATTTACTCATATTTGCAATCCTTTTTAGATTTACCTAACGTTATTCAATGAAACGTTAATGTCGTTATAATTAATCTTCCAGCAAATAAGGATTGCTGCATTATCTTTATAAAAATAAATATATAAAATAAACAAAACAGTTGACTTTTCTATAAGTTTCTTAATAATTATATGACATAGCCGAAGTAAAACATGTTCACTCATAAATGTAAAAATTGTAAAACCGAATTCCAATCAAGGAAGCGTGTTAAAAAATATTGTAGCAACCTATGTTATCAAAGATATAGAAAAGACCCCGATTTTATCATTGCGGCCAACGAGAAACGCAAATCAACTTGCTTGACAAGATACGGATGTGAACATGCGTCACAATCCGATGATGTAAAAGAACGCACCAAGGAAACGTGTGTGGAGAAGTACGGATGCCCAAGCCCAACCCAAAACGAAGATATACATAATAAACAAAAAGTCACAAATTTAAAAAGATACGGATATGAAAACCCGATGAAGAATTTGGATATCCAAGAGAGGCAGAAAAATACATGTCTTTCCCATCATGGTGTGGAATTCGCTTTGCAGTCGAATGTTATATATGATAAATATAAGAATACGTGTCTGAAAATATACGGAACTACAGCTCCCTCCAAGTTAGAAAGTCAGAAGGAAAAAACAAAAGAAAGTTGTTTATTAAAATACGGAGTGGATTCACCCAGTAAAAACAAAGAGATTATGGATAAAATTAAGTTGTCTAAACGACTGTCTATGTTCAACTCTCTATCAGACGGCAAACGATTAAACCCTAATATAACACCATTGTTTAACGTCGATACATATATCTCCACAGACAGAGACAATTTATATGAATTTAAATGTAACGAATGTAGTCACATATTTAAAGACCACCTTCAAAACGGAAGGATGCCTAGATGTTTCAACTGTAACCCAAGGATAGAGACAGAAGTATCACAATACGAAAATGAAATCTATGAGTTTATTTGTCAAATATACGATGATACAATAATCACAAGTGACCGATTGACAATTGGCCCTTTGGAGCTTGATATATTACTACCGAAATTGAATCTGGCTATAGAATTTAATGGATTGTATTGGCATTCTGAGATAACAGGAAAGAAATATAAAAATTATCATTTGAACAAAACTAACTTATGTAAAAAAAACAACATTCGGTTGATTCATATATTTGAAGACGAATGGTTATATAAAAGAGATATTGTCAAATCAAAATTGAAGTCGATTATATTACAAGACACGTCGGCAGTATATGCTAGAAAATGTATAATACGAGACGTAACAACTTCTGAGAAGAATGATTTCTTAAATACCCATCATATACAAGGGGCGGATAAGTCTAAAATAAAATTAGGTCTTTATTACAAATCTGAACTTAAGGCTATCATGACATTTGGTAGTTTAAGGGTGGCCCTTGGTAATACTCCGAAAGAAAACCAATACGAATTAATTCGATTTGCATCTAAGGATAGAGTTATCGGTGGTGCTAGTAAATTATTAAAAAATTTCATACAAACCCACCAACCGGAGAAGATAATAAGTTACGCCGACAAGAGATATAGTGAGGGTAACTTATACAATACAATCGGGTTTAAAAAGATATCAGAATCACCGCCTAATTATTGGTATTTAAATCCCTCATGTAGTCACAGAGAATATAGATTCAAGTATAGAAAGAACGAACAACCAAAGTTATTGGCAAGTTTTAACGACGACTTGACAGAGTGGCAAAACATGCAGTTAAACGGTTACGATAGGATATGGGATTGTGGTTCTATTAAATTTGAAATGGTTATAAAAAAACCGTTGACTGCCCTTAACGATAGAACTACAAAATGATAATTATTTTTCTATAATATAGTTTTTTTATTATATGATGATATATGTATGTTAGTATGATACTAATCGAAAAAACCACATCTAAGTGTGAACTTAAATTCTCTGAAATCAAACGGTTTTCCAAACATCCTTTGTTTTTCACATGTGATTACTGTGATTGTGAATGCGAAACTACGTTCGTAAAGTATTATTCTAGTAAGAAGAATAATATAAACCAATCCGACTGCTGTAAGGAATGTGTTCCCCTGAAAAGGAAGGCTACATATATCACAAAGTATGGCGTAGATAACCCCACTAAGAAAAAAGAATTTATTGATAAGGCTAAGTCAACGAATAAATTCCGTTACGGTTCTGAGTGTGCTTTACATAATAAAGAAGTAAAACAGAAATCTAAGGATACGTGTATTAAAAAATACGGCGTCGATAACCCGTTTAAATCCAATTTGGTGAAAGATAAGATTAAGGAAACTTGTAAAGAAAGATACGGGGTAGATTTCTACTCTCAGAGTGATTTATACAAGGAATCTGTGATCAATACGTGTATTGGAAAATATGGTGTATATCACCCCATGATGAATGATGATGTAAAGACTAAAATGTTGGATACTAATTCGAAACGACATGGTGGGGTATTGATGGGGTCTGATACCATACGAAATAAAATCGAAAAGACCAATTTGATAAAATATGGAGATTCCGTGTATTCTAAGACGGATGATTTTAAAGAAAAAGCTCGTCAAACAAATTTTGAAAACTTATATAACAACCTGACAACAGGCCGATTAAAACAACTTTCAAAACCTTTGTTTAGTGTCAATGAATACGTAGGAGTAGACAGTTCATATAAATTTGAATGTGTGGATTGTTCGAATATATTTATTGATACGTTGGATGATGGTAAAATACCTCTATGTCCAATATGTTACCCGGTCAAGACTAACGGATCAAAGTTCGAATCAGGTGTGATTGAATGGGTATCAGATATAAGAGACGACATCACTGTTGTATCAAACGCCGTGGGTATATTAGGTGGGAGATTTGAGGTCGATATTTATATACCCGAATTAAAAATTGCCATAGAATGTAACGGCAATTATTACCATAGTGAACTCAGTGGTAATAAAAACAAACACTACCATTTAAATAAAACCAATGAATGTGAAAAGAAAGGCATTCAGTTAATTCATATATTTGAAGATGAATGGTTATTTCAAAATGACATTGTGAAATCCCGACTGTTAAACATGATTAACCCTGGCAAAAAAATATTTGGAAGAAAATGTCATATCAAAGAGATAGACTTCAATACAAAATCAACTTTCCTAACCAACCACCATTTACAAGGAGATGACGTATCACAAACCTATATAGGGTCATTTTATGAGGGAGAGTTAATCGCTGTAATGACATTTACTAGATGTAGGTTCACAAAAGATCATTCAATTGAGTTGTCCCGATATTGTACATCCGTTGCAACTATAGGTGTAGCCGGAAAACTACTGAAATACTACACTACAAAATACAACCCACACCAAATTATCAGTTACGCGGATCGTAGGTATAGCATGGGACAACTATATAAATCACTTGGTTTTGATATGATACATTATACAAATCCGAGTTACCATTACATATCACGTAAGAATTACCTTCAGAGGTTTAATCGACTAAACTACATGAAATCCAAATTGGAACATAAATTAAATCAATTTGACGGTTCATTGTCGGAGTGGCAAAACATGCAGTTAAATGGATATGATAGAATCTGGGATTGTGGTTCTATTAAGTTTGAAATGATAACACACAAAAAACCCACAATTTAGTGATTGTGGGTTTGTTAACTACGATTAAAAATCGTTAAGTGAATTTACTTCGTCAATAGGCTCTTTAATCTCAAAATATCTTCCAAGGATGTGACCCATGTCTTCATATAAAGCAGTCATGCGTTGTTCTGTAGAATGTGCTTCTTGAGCCAACTTACCAAACTCTTTAGAGAAGTTAGTCAAACTCTTCATATTCTCGTTGATGGTTTTTTTATCCATCCAATCCTCACCAGCTTCCGATAATGTAATATGAGTAGCAGCTTCAGCTATCTCCCCCAACTGTTTCGCGGTTTCGGTTAGACTACCATCACGATTTAAGACCTTTCCAAGCTTGTTGTATTCACCAATCATAGCCAATACCCGTTTCTTTTCTGCGATTGGTAGTTTCTTAATCTCATCAGATTCTCCAGCCATTTTAAATTCCTTGATTATGTCTTTAAGCTTCTTCATGTTTATAAATAGTTCGTGTTATGAGTTTTTCACCGATTGATCTACATCGTCGTCTGTAGCAGATGGGATTTGATTTTCAATCTTGTTCATCAACTCAGCAGAACCGTGTAGTGGAATCATTGGTCCCCATTGAGATTTTAGTTTCTCAACACCCTTATCATCCAACCGTAATTTAGCAATAAGTTGACCCGCAAGAGCAGATAGTCCGTCAGCATCATCTTGGTATTTATCAAGTAATAGACCTAATAATACAGAAACACCTGGACGTGTGAACAACTCAGTTCCGTTAAATTCCTTAGATTTGGCATCAGCCATTTCCCGTTCAGCTTCGGATTTTTCTTTTTCAGCTTTAGCCTTAGCAGCATCAGCCTCAGCTTCTGCGGCGTCTGCTTCCGCCTCATATTTTTCAGCCTCAGCGTCAGATTTAGCATCCTCAGGGTTAGCATCGCCCATGTCACCCATGTCGCCCATAGGATCGCCTCCGTCGCTGCCACCGAGAGGGTCTTCTCCACCTTCTTCGTCACCGGCAAATGGATCCTCCTCCTCTTCCTCATCACCTGAGAGCGGGTCCGGAGCTTCAAATAACATACGTCCCTGTTTAGCATGAGAAGAGATTTCTTTTAAAATTTGTGAACAAATCTTATCAGCCGATGTTTTACTCTTCTTAGATTCTTTGAGGTTGTCCAAATTATAATCGGCGGACAACTTCTCTACTACATACTCTTCAATCTTCTCATGATCGTCATCAGGGTGTGCACCGTTCTCAACGGCAGTTTGTGCGTAGCTTTCAATTCTCTCGATAACTGAATTTGTAACTTCGTTATTACGAGAAACTGACAGTTTCTCAACGATTTGATCCAATGTGTATCTGCCTTTGTAAAATTCATTTACTATTGTAGCAGCGACATCTTGTTCTGTAACTTGTGAGTTTACGTTTTCGTTTAACCCTACTCTACCTTTTGTAGCATGACCTGAGATTTCTTTTACGATGTTTTTTAGTGAAGTGTTCATAGTTTTTAAAAATGCGATATGTCTATAAATATATAGTTATTTAGAAATCCACTCAAATTTATAGTTTCCACAATCCCATATTTTAGAATAACCATTATTTTTTAAATTGTCTGAGTTAGAAACCATTGGATTATAAGTGTCCAACTTGGAATTTAGGTTGGATTTTCGGAAACTGAAACGATGTTGGCGGTAATATTTCTTTCGGCTAAAGTACCAATACCCCGGATCGGTATCCGCCAACTTAACCATTCCTATATTTAAATACACCCCGCCGGTGAAGTATCGTTTGTCTGAATATGTTACGATACGTGTGGGATTGTAATTTCGAATGAAATGCGTGAATAGTTTATTAGCACCACCCACAACTGTTTTAGTTACGCAGTATCTGTATATTTCATATGAATTTGACTTGGAAAACCTATCTCTGCCAAACGTCATAACTGATACTAGCTCATTGTCATATAATAGACCCAATTTAATCGATGAGTTATCGCTGCCTTGTAGATGATGGCATTTTAAAAAATCGATGCATTGACGAGATGGTATTTCAGATACAACACAATGTCTTCCATATACAGTATCGGATGATGGTGATATCTGGTTAGTCAATATCAATTTGACAATATCTTTTTTATATAACCATTCATCTTCAAATATATGAATTAACCGAATGCCTTTCTTTTCACATTCATCAGTTTTATTCAAATGGTAATCACGGAACTTCCCATTTTCCTCTGAATGCCAATATAACCCATCACATTCTATCGCTAAGTTAAGTTCGGGTATATAAATATCAAGTTCCAAACCATCTAACATGGTTCGGTCATTCTCATGTATTGTTCCGGTATATATAGTTTTAATATAACTGGATACTTCGAGTTCAAAGTTCGACCGGATTCTATAACAAGAAGGACACTTTGGTATGTCACCGTCTTCCAAACAATCGTGGAAGACCTCACCACAAGAATTACACTCAAATTTATATTCGTTATAATAACCAGAATCCAAATACTCAGTCAATGAAAATTGTGGGGTAGACAATCCGTTTAATCGGTCAGATGAAAATAAACTCATATAAAATCGACGGCGAATGGTATCAATCCGTTTTTGTTTAATTGATTTAACTTTTTGTACGTTATCCACTCCATATTTCTTTAATACAGATTGTTTTTTATAATATCCATGCAACGGACTTTCTACTCCAATGGAATTCAAACAACTAGACTTCTTTAACTCTTTTATACTTTCTAACTGAGATATGTTATCAACCCCGTATTTACAATTAACCGTCGTTCTAGATTTCTTCTGAATCGTCTTGTTCGATTGTACATATTCCACACCGTAACGACTTAGATTCGTTTGTTTTGTTTTTTCTATAACAGACGCACTTAATTGAGCGCATTTGTTACTACACGACTGTCTGTAACCCTTAGTGTATGATACGAAATTAACTTGGTTGTCGCAATGCGAACATTTAGGAACAGTATCGGGAGAATATACAATGTGCCATAATCGATTGGCCATAGTCACATTCTCCCCCAAAAACGAAGTCGATTGTATAATTTTATTATACTGCTCTACGTAGTCGTTTTTCTTAAACCAGTTATATAACCCCCTTTTTGCTGGCAACTTACCGTTTGATATAACAGTTGATAATATGAAATCTTTCACGTTTTGAAAACTTTGGGTTTGATATTGTATATAACTATCAATTATAAACCCTAGACTCTCATATGTCACAATATATTTTCTAAAAAAAACACCTACATTCTTATGTAGGCGTTTCTAAATTAAATCTCTGATAATATATCTCTTACCAATACTTCAACGTTGTGGTATGGATTTGTTCGTGGCAATTTTCTTCCTACGGATTCCTTTATTAACGATTCATCCAAACCGGCAGTAGGCGATTGGAAAGCTCCATGGGTTGATGGATTTGAGACGAAATCAAACGCTAGCAATTCAAAATCTTCTTGAACCATGATAGTTCCATCACCGCTTTCATTTACAGAACCCAATCCTCTCGAAGAGATTCCAAGTTTAACTCCGCTTTTGAAAAGTTCCTTTAAGATGTTCCCAGCAGGAGTTGTCAAAATTTCACAAGTCCCAATAAGGTCTTTACCTTCCCAATGCATTTCTGTCACTAGGTGGGAAACATTCTGTAAGCTTACCACCGATGAATCGGGGTGATCTAGTTCACCCATCGCTCTTTTTTGGCCGACGAATTCATCTTGATACTTTCTAGCTTCCCTCATTAATATAGCATGTGGGTATACTCTACCATTATGATTCTTAGCATCTGAACGTTGTAATATACCTTTAACAGTTAAAGGTTTGTTTAGTGCGAGAGATTCGTTGATAGCTTGGGGTGATACCTCAAACGGTATCCAATCAATTAGTAAAGACTTGCTCATGTGTATAAATATGTGTTACTTTTTAAAATTGTTTTATTTTATGTTGAGAGGAGTCGGAATTGACAGATTTGTTCTGCATTACGTTAGTTGTAGGCCCTTCCGTGTCATTTTCAATTGATATAGACGATTTTGCGGTTAAAGCGATCTTATCACCATCCCCCTCCAATATAATGACATATTGGCCTTTAGATTTCACAACTGTAACTTTATTCACTGTAAGAACCTTATTTTTGTGTGTTACTTCTTTGCCGTTCAATTTCATTTTCATGTCGTTCTCAAACTGTTTGATGGCAGATTTTTCATAGTTAGTAATTGAATCCTGTAACTCCTCTACTTCAGCCTTCAAAGAAAATTCAACTTGTGAGTTTAGGCTAGGAACCTCTTGCATCATGACTTCGGATATTAATTGTGATAGTTTCATTTTAAATTTTTGGTTTTTTGGAGTATAGCGGTTGCTGAATTTTGAATTTTTTTTATATCTCTTTCACTTCGTTTCCACAAGTTTGATGATTCGACGCCGGATTCTCGTTTAAGTCTCAGAGTTATATTCGCCAAGTAGTTGACTTCGTCAAGCATCTTTTTCATCTCACGTATGGTGTAAGATACCTTAGACCTATCCTTCTTATACTTAGAAGACTCTCTGAAATTGTAATACCTAGCTCTTGCTTCAGTTAGTTTATCAGGCTCTTCTTCGTCAACAACATTACTTTTTCTGGAGTCGGGGTTAGGCATGCTATCTTCAGCAAACTCACCACCCTTCCATGCCGAACCTTTACCTGCGAAAGCATTAGGGGTTTTTATATCACCCGAAGCCGCACCAGCAGAACCGCCAGCAGAACTAATCTCTTCGATTTGATCTTCTTCAATCAATTCCTCCTTGATTATTTTTTTTATAATAGACTTTAAATCACTTCTATTCATTGTCAGTTACTTTTTTCAACTCTTTGATAAGTTCATATGAGAGTAACAGTGAAGTAACTTGAGAGTCTTTTACGGTCGAACCTTTTGTGATATTAGATAATTGACGAATGGTTTCATCTAATTTAATCTGGACTACCTTGTCTTTAATATTAGATTTCAATTCATCCAACCTCAATTTTACCAAAGGTACTTCGGTCGCTATGTAAGATTTCAAAGAATTTGTATTACTTACATTGTTAATATACTCTCTAAGTAACAACTTCTGTTTTGTATCCAATACAGAATACTTTTTGTTAAACGAGTCCACAAGCATCTTATAAGTTAGTAGTCTATGATCTTCTTGTAGTTTATTGTATTGTTCAACGACACGATCTTTTTCAGCTTCGATTAGAACGTTCTTACCTCCCAATAAATTTTCTATTATAACTTCACGGGACCGCAATGACTCACTTGGGTCATGACTTCTATCGGAAACATGGACTTCAAATAGTTTATACACAGATGCAAGTAACTTGTAATTTGATATGTTCCCTTTTAAGAAATCGTCAAGAGGATAATTTTCTTTGATAGTCTTTATCAAGTTATACTTCTGTTCATTTAATTTCTTTTCGGATATACGACCACGCGCTTTTACGATGGTTTCTACAATCCTATCTGCATTTACAGAGTCTTTTGCTTTCTCTTGGATAAGAAGTTGGTATAGTTTAAGTTCCTTGCCCAATTCGGTGGTGTCGCTAAAAAACTCTTTTAAGATTTTATTAGCGGTATACTCCGTGGAATCGTTTAATATATCCGCAGTAACCTGTCTTACCAGTAGTTCGAACAAGATTCCTGTGTTTTTAAATTTGCTGTGTTTAATTTTTATCATGTCAATTTGAAGCTAACTTACTTATAAATATAGTCTCAATCAATTAATCCTCTAAAATATTACGTTCATCTAACAAAGAACGTTTATTCTTTGAATCTGTTTTGTATTTAGATTTCATCGATCTTAACTCTTCTGATATAGACAATCCAATCTTTTTAGTGGCCGGAGTCATCCGTCTATTAAACCTCTCATCTTCATCTTGGTCATGCGGAGACGTTATATCTCGTGACCCATGACCTAAAGCATCAGTATCCTTGCCATCATATCCTCTTCTTTTTGAATCGGACCTAACATTAGTTTCCAACCCATAGACATTGTTTAAATGGTTCTCAGAGTCCTCCTGTTCAGATTTATCACTGTCTCCACGATTGTCTTCGCCTGGCTTTGGGACTTCACCTTCAAACAAATCGCCTCCGAAGTCATCACCCCCGGTATCGCCGAAACCACCGCCACCGCCTCCAAATCCACCGGAGAACTCATCGTTATCATCGTTTTCACTGTCGGTGTTCAGCTTCGTTACTTCCGCTGCTGGGTCAGTACCTTCATTTTCGATAGTATCCAAACGATATTTAGCTTTATAGTCATCAACAAGTTCGGATTTAATTTTAGAGTAGTCTGCGGGGGATAAGTTGAATACATTCTCATAAATCCAATCAACGGAGAAGAACTTAGACTCAAACATATCTCTAGCAACACTCATCTTGTCACCCCAAAGAGCAATCTTTTCTTGTTCAAACAATGTGGATGGGTTTGTTAAAGTAATTTCAAAGTTGACCATCGCAGCATCTGTAAACCCTTGGACATACAGGTGAAGAATAGCAATTTTTGTTAACTCAGACACGATAATATGTTGAATGCGTTGGATCGTCTTTGCAAATCTAACGTCTTGTGCAGCTAATGAAGACTTTTCGCCAATACCTTCATCGTAACCAAGAAACGTCTTTGGAATTTTAAGAGCCGCCATCATCTTATTTTTGATGTATTCCAAATCGTCAATACCAGTCCACTCAAGACCGCTTAAGTTTTCAATCCGTGTTCCACTGTCACCGCCACGGACAGGAAGATAAAAGTCTTCAATCATGTTCTGTAGATTGAATTTCAAGTTGTAATCACCTGTTTGTGGATCGATGTATGGAATCTTCTTCATTTGAGATACCATTCTTTCCATGTGAGCGTCAACTTCTGAAGGCGGTATATTACCAATATCAACATAGAAAATTCTACGTTCTGGAGCTCTCATGATACGATTTATTAACATCGCGTCCTCCATAAGTGATAATTGTTTCCATACTCTTCTTGCACCTTCTATCTGAGATTTTCCATATGGAAGAAAGTTAGAGTCGGATAACAATCTAAAGTGACCCATTTCAAAATTTTCATATTCAGCACCACCAAATGAACCATCGTGTTGAAATTTCACATAATTCTTGTTCTCAGGGTCAATTCCTTCGATACGTGTAACTTCATATGCACTTAATGGTTCTACCATGAAGATGCCGTATTCAGGGGAAATATCCATCTTGAGGAAAAAATCCCCGTATTTACACATGTTACGAGTCCAACTCCATAAGTTGAATTCGATGTTTAAAATTTCGTAAAATAGGTTATCAAGGATGGCTTTAATGTTATCATCCTCCGAACGGATAGTTAAAACCTCACCCATTTCATTCTTTGTAGTACACTCATCCGCATAGATATCGAGGGCACTCGACAGAATCGGGTCCATATCCATAACGTCATAATCTCGGAACAACTCTAATCTACTAGCTTGATATGCCATAGACATATCTCTATTATGAAGATTATAAGTCGAACTACGAAGTCGGTTGAACCGATCACGCATTGAATTGCGGTCAGTTGCATACTGGATCTTGTTTGTGTCAACTACCTTCAATTTTTTCCCGCCGACATTGCGAATAACAACATCGGTTGAAAATAACTTCTTCAACCTTTTAAATACACTTATATCAGCCATTTACATACTCCCACCTTAAATTATATGCGTGTGGTCTGTGACCCGCGACACATCTAGAAACTACTTTATATGAGTAGTCATTTACATCACTAGCTTCTCTAATTGAATTGTATACTGTAACTTCTCCGTTTTTATCTATACTTTTAACTTTAGACACCCGCGTCAAACCGTTCTTCAGACTCTTAAAATTTGGGGCGACTTGTATATTATTAGGAAAATCGTATTTATAACAAAATCCAAAACCCTTAACGTTTGTATATTTTTTATTTTTCTTACAACATTGAGTTATGTTAGACTGACATATACCGGAAAACAACTCCCTAGCAGCCTCACTAGCAGAACCCCACTCATGTATTAAATTTCCCGTTTTTATATCATATTGACAAATGGGCTTTGTTACTTTCGGATTACCCATCATTGACTTTGAGATTCTTTTTTTTACGTGGTCGGGCATCGGCGATGATTCAAAGTTGGAATATACCTTATTATATCCAAAGTTCTCATTCAATGAATTGTTCAAGTCTATGTGGTAATCCTCCCTATCTTTGCAGTTATTCTTACCCGTAACATCGGATTCTACAACACAGAATTTAAAATTTTCTTTTCCGTGTTTGTTATACGCCCGTTGTAAATGATCGTTGTCGTGGACATTGGCCTTCAATTTCCACCGGTGAGTCTTCCACCTATTCTTATAACTTATAGAACTTCCAATGTAAACCTTTCGGTCAATCTCATTCTGTATTTTGTAAATCGTATATTTTCTATTTTCCATAACTTTTTATGTTAGAATCCCATACCAGCATCGGCATCTTTCCCAACATTACCTTCTTTTCTTGATTGATTAATTTTGTGGTTGATAATCTTCTCTTCTTGATCCAACTTCTTTTTGTTGGAACGGACATGATTTTCAATTTTATTCAACACGTTCCTTTTTGATCGTATAAATTCTTTTTGTAGTTTTAATTTATCAAATCCCTCCGCATTCTCCATCGCTTCGCGTTTAGCGGTTGCATCATTCTTAGCATTTGTAAGAGCGGATGACGTTTCAGCAACATCTTCACAGATGTTTTTAATCTCTTCTCTAATAATCTGTCTAATGAGTGTTTCGGTGTTGTCCATATATATAAATATAACCTACTTCTATTTTACTACCGAATTAACCACCGAAGATCCTGAACTTCTTTACTACTCACTTGTTGTTTATAAGGGTCATGTGTAGGAGATCCTGGTTGTCTAAAACCTGGCATGTTAGTGGATGAGTATATTCCATTCTCTTCAAACCCAGATTTCTTTATTCCCGCCAAAGCTTGTCTCTGTAGATCCATCCCCTTTTGACGTAACATTAATGCTGTATCTCGTACCCACAAACCAATTCCCAACGCAATTGTTAAGTCATCATTATAACCGTCTGCTGCTTGGGCTTTACCGTTTTTCCAAATGAATGTCATTAGCTCATTTATGGTTCTCATCGATTGTATGATAACACCCTTGTCCATGAAATATAAATCGATTTTAGATATCACCAGCGGTCTTGTTCGTGATGACATAGTAAACCCAGCAGTAGCTCTTTTTGATTTGGCGTTCCACTTGTTAGTATATTGATTTTCCATATCAACATATTTCAAATCATCATCCATATAAAATAGATTTTGATATCCTCTATCTAATATCTGTTGAATAACTGCCCAACCAATGTTAGAATTTTCAACAATTAATAAAGCGTTATTCCACTCTGTAGCCACTTGTACTAACAAATTACCAAAGTCCTTTGTTTCCAACTTACCTCTGTATTCAGCAACTTGTGTCATACTCTCAATTTCCAAAACGTGAAATGTAGAAAAGTCTTCTCCATCACCACGCGAAACGTCGGCACTTACAACATATGTTTTTGAGTAGTCAGGAAACGCCCACGTCCAATAATTTGTGTCAAATCCTCTTTTTTCTACAGGTGCTTTAACGAAATTTTCTTCGTAATATTTCAAAGTCTCCAATGGAACAACTGAGTTACCAGACGAAACAAACGAACAATTATGAGATACTATTCCATCTACGTAAAAAATATTATTTGTTCCGACGTTGAGTATATCGTATAACACAATATCAGAGTCGAATTTTTCGATGTGTGTGATTGATATGACATCCCCCGATTCGGACCATAATTCATCTCCGATTTTTAATACATCGGCATGTATAATTCCTTTACTACTCATAAACGGGTGAGTATCCGAACATTTTATAGTTTTGTCGGTGGATAAGGTTATCGCATAATACGAATTCAGGGTCAACTTACGAATGCCCGAAAAAGGTTCATATCCAGACGGAGTATAGATTTCGTATCTAAAATTTTTCTTGAGTTTCATTAGATTTTCAATTTTTATAACACTTCGTATAGATTTTCCAAAGAAATATACATTTCTTCTTTGTTTACGATATCATACACTTTTACCTTAGAAACCCCCCACAGACAATCACATTCTTGAGCAGCAGCTTGCTTGCCCAATAATACGTCCTGGTCATCTCTCCAAACTTGATCGTATTCAGGGTGTCCTGACCAGTGAAGTTTAATCGTATTGAATGACTGAATTCCCTCTTCCGAATCCTTCCACATCCGATAGAACCAATTGCCCATACCATTTGGAGTCTGGTGACCGACAATGCCATTATAAACCACAGAATGACACCACCTATCATCGAAATCATCTGGAAGGGAAAAGTCATATGTAAGCGACTTCGATTCTGTAATAGTTTTTATTTTTTCCCATACTATATTATGTGAAATTATAGATTCCCAGTATTCAAAATCTTCGTCTGATAATAACTCACCATATAAATCAAACATCTGATTCACCAATTCCTGAGAAACATTCTCAGATTTGCAGGGAGTCGATTTACTCACTATTGAATTTAAAAATATATTATGTCGTTTCTGAATCGAATGTGTAGTCTCACCTGAAAGCTCGAATAATGTCTTCACCAACTCAACGGAGTTTGGTATTATATTCAAATTACAATGGCGGGTTGATTGCTGTATACAGTCGTTGAAATATACACGTTTTCGATCCAAATTAAATCCGATCAAATTATGAAATTTTATAGAATTCTTACCATATATTTCAATACGGTGAACGTCGTGATTAGTTTTTATATCACCCCCGTATGAATTCATCTGATCCTTTGTGTAGTGATACCTACTCGTAAGAATCCCGAAATTGTTTAAAATCATCCGAGTCTTATCGATCAGAATTGAGGAACTTGATGTGTAATTAATCGATTGAGAATCACATCCACCATCACCATCGAACATCCCCTTCAACACCCATCTAATTTTATCTCGGGAAAACGATAGTATTTTGGTTGTCAAATCTTTCCGATTCGACTTATGGGATAAATCAAATCCTAAATATTCCAGAAATTCTAACAAATTTTTACATGACACGGAGTAATGCATGCCATCATCACTTCTCCACGGCAAACCAAGAGAATCGAATACCCACGAAATATCGTCTCCGCATGTAATTGTTAAACTTCCGCCGTTAGAATTAACATTTTTATATGTAGACCCCTCAGAAATATATAACCCGATTAGATAACACAATTCATTGGATAACGTATCGGGTTTAAACGGAATTCGTATCTTAGAAGAAACTGTAGGTTGAAAGTCTGAAATGTCATCGTTATTACCCCATATATTTTGTCCATATTGGATACTAACATAGTCATCGGTAGTCAACTCATCCGATCTAAACCAACCAAATTCATTTAATTTTGATGAAAATGCCCACAACTTGTGATTGAAACTACACTCAAGATCCGTGGATTTAGTAGTTATCTTCTTCGTATCAACCAACCCATTATTATGAATTAGATTTCCAGTACGCAAACGATTTACCCCGAGTATATTATATGGAGTTACATTGTATCCACCTGACAATTCATAATTTACAAAATCTTTTACCTGGCGAATACCTTTATCGGTAAACACGAACGTATCGTCGGTAACACATGATAATATAATAGCGTTACCACCACCGTGCATCATAGCGGATTGAACAGAAGTCCAAATATCACTGATTTGGTCAATGAAAGCAGCTTCGTCTACTATAAGAAGTGACAAAGCTTCCGAACGACCGGCATCACCACTAGCAGAAACAGCTTTAATTTGAGACCCGTTTGAAAGTCTTAAACTCGTTCTGTTGTTTTCAATTTCACGTTCTTTCATCCATGATGGAAGGTTGTCATTAGCGAACCGAACTTTTGTTACCATGTTTTTAGCAACGTCTTGTTTAGTAGCAATAACAAGAACAGATTTGTCTTTATGAAACACCATCAACCACAAAGAATAAGCAGCGGTCAAAGTTGAAATGCCCATCTGTCGGCATTTTAGAATAATGTTTTTCGGGTTGTCTTTAAAATCTCGTATACACTCTTCTTGGAATGGGTATAACTTGAAAGGTATAGTACCTTTCTTAGGGTGCTGAATTTTTACATACTTCTTCATGAAGTATACTGGATCAGTAGCACACTTCAAATATTCTGCTTTAATAGCAGACTTTATCTCTGACGAACTAGCCATTCTCGTGTTTGTCTATTTCAGCATTCACTTCTTCAAGTACATTAATAATATCAGCAAGAGCATCTTCTCCTTCTTTGATATCTTTTTGCATCTGTTCCTCTAACTTTTTTTTGTCCAAACCATTCCAACGTTCAAGTCCACCATGTTCATTTACAACTTCAATGTTAGCATCTAAATTTTCAAGTCCTGCCCGAAGTTGTTCAAGCATATCTAACACCCAATCCTTCTGATTTTCAAAAATTGTTTGTCGTTCATACAACTTAAACGTTCCAGCCAATTTCCGGCGATCATCACGGTCTATTAAACAGTTGAAACACATCTTTCCTTTTTTAGAGTATGCTTTTGTATCATATCTGTTATCTAACTCAATGACTTTAAAACAGCTTGAACAGGTAGGATTCGACTCTTTAATAAAGTCCAACATGGTATTTACACGACTCCATGTGGAATTACCTAATCGTTTCCAATCCTTACCATCTTTATCAGTCCAGACGTCTCCTATAGGAGTCTCATCTTTTTCTTTCGCGAGGTCTGATGAACCTGTCAAAAAACCAACGTATGTAGGACGAAAGTTCTTTCCGTCTACCCAGTCACTTAGTATTTGTAAATTGCTACCCATCCCTATATATATGTATATACACACGAAAACAATGGATTTTTTGTGTAAATGTTGTTTTTCTAATTAGTCTCCGTTAATCATTTTATTCTTTGGAGTGTTGTTAACTTCTTTTATATTGGAATTTGTAAGTTGTTTAGCTCTTGATAATCCGCCATTTCCAGGTGGATTCTTAAATGGTGTATGTACCGCAACCTTTGATGGGTCTATGTGGCTACCATCGCCCATATTTCCGCTCTGAGTGTCATAGTCACTACCATCATTTGGTGTTATATGGTCTGAAAAGCCTGATGTTGTATGTAATACATATTCTAGGTATAACTTATCAATTTCATTGTATGTCTGTATAAGACGCTTAGCATCTTCTTCTATAATCGAGAAACTGCCGTTGTCTTCCCCTACATTTCCATAAACAAACTCAGGTTCGAAGTAATCCATCAAATAGGTATAACCACTGTTTTCGGAACGTAGTTTGGAGAATTTATAGTATCCCTCAACACTAGCGAACGGCGACAGTTCTGTTGTCCCTCCATTTACAAGGCCAGTAGCATTAGACTCTGACAGTATTTTCTTTATTTTAGATTCGTTCCGTGAGATGAATTCACACAATCTCTTTTTTTTTAAGTTCTTAGATACTAAATCTCTAATCTTTTGTCGGTAACTGAATTCTTCACATATTTGACCCGACGTATCCATAAATGTCGTATCGTCATCTAAAGTAACAGAAACCTCTTCATTTCCACTTGTACCATCGATGTAATCGACGACCTCATATCCAATTTTGTCTGCCATATCTTGGTTCTTAGAAGCCCAACTATCAGATTGTGCGTCATCAATGTTGTTACTTACAAAAGAGGAAGCTTCAGGGGAAGCGTCCAAGAAGGACGTGATTGAAGGTTCGTCTAAAACACCTGACAACTTCTGAATCGCAGGAACTGACGAAACTGAAAGAAGTTTCTTTAAAACGTCCGATTCGTTTAATTTTCTGCCTAAAGGATAATTGTCTTTATTATCCGTTGAAGTTGAATCCAGTGGTTCAGAATATTCATCCTCTTCTAAGAAAGGTGCTGTGATTGATTCTACTAATGCGTTGATATCCATGTTTATAAATATAAGTAAATTTGATTTGTCGTTATGTAGTTTTATATTGGTATCCTTCGGATTGACGTCTGACTGACATAATTATGACGGATACAACATCGGATGTGTGGTGTTTTTTGTTGTTATAGAAATCTTTTAATTTTTAAATTCTAAATATCCTTGATAAATGGAAATAGTATTACCTGCCTTAGCATTCATCCATTGAACTTTCACTGTAATATCTTCTGATGAAGTTGTATCAATAGTTTCTATTGAATTAGATGTATCTGTATCTGTATCAATAATTGAACGACCATAGAAAGCAACACTTCCTGAAGCTCCAACACTTCGGACTGTCAATTCAGCATCCGTACTCCAATTAACACCTGTTACATTTCCAATAGCAGGAGCAAGTGTTTCAACAAGTGTGCTTCCTATATAAACATTGATTGTAACATCATCAGAAGATGTTGCATTTGATAGAACTCCCCTAACTCTTGCCTTGACTACATTTCCTACTTTCAAAGTATTAGCATCAATAGTTCCTGTAAAGATAGTTGTTTCTGTTACTGTGTTGGATACAGTAGTTGTTGAAGTAATAACATCTGATGTTCTATCTATTGCTCTTGGTGTGGCTACATTAGTTATTGTAAATCTTTCATTCACAAAGTTTATAGTTCCTGCCTCTGGTGTTGTAAGAGGAGTTGCTGTGTTTGTAAGTTTCAAAGGCGAAGTTCCTGCTGTAGCTGTACTTGCAGGTAGAGTAACACCATCAGAAAATAAGAATCTTGCACCTGAACCTACTGCATTGAAAGTTGTAATACCTGTTGAACCTACCGTTGTAGAGAAATAATTAGATGTGTTATATCCTAGTCTTAATTGTTCTGTTGTTGATAGAGAGTGGAGTTTTGAAGATGGATTTGTAGTTCCAATACCGACGTTGCCCCCGAAATGAACATCTAAACTGTTAGAAGGAATAGTTATAGCAGGAGAACCAGTAGTTCCTTTTGTTGTGAATTGCATCTGTGTTCCAGCCGCCAAACCATTATCTTTTGTAGAAGCAAACATAAACTTAGAACTGTCTTGCAAAATAAATCCTCTACTGACTGTTGCACCATATTCAGCAGCATTAACAATCTCTAGGAAAGTTGAAGACAAGGTTGCAGAATCGTTCCTAATACTAAATCCATAGTTAGTTGCACTACCTCCTGAATTTATTTTTAACCCTGCTCTAGGGTAACTCGCATTATCACCCAATACACTTAATTCTCCACTTGTGTTAGTGGCGGATGCTAAAATACTTCCAACAACTTCTAATTCTGCGGCAGGTGCTGTAGTTCCTATACCGACATTCCCTCCCGCATAGTTAATACCACCTGTTGCAGAATTCCAAGGTTGTGTAGTTAAGTAAGAAGCGGTCACAGCGTTAATAGCATACTCAGCGTGGGATGCGCTGGCAACAGACCCATAGACAACAGACCCAGAAACAACATTGGTTGGATCTGTTATCGAGAGGTGTTGTATGGAAGAATCCTCAAAATTCCATAAATTACCCGACGCAGTTACAGTTGCATTGGCCCCGAATGATACCGTGTTATTAAAATAGACCTTTGGGATCGTCGAAACGGCAACATTACCATCATCAAAGTTGACCGTTTCAGTAAACGTTATATCTTTTTCGAAACTCGGATTCGGATCGCTTAAATTATCTACCCATTCAGGTTTTAATACAACCGAAGACCATTTGGGTGATATAATATCTGTAGGCAATGAGTTCTTGGGCGTTCTTAAAGTTCTTCCATCCAGATCAAATGTATTAACAGAACGTAAACGGATTGGTACAGTTTTATTATCTATATCAAATAACTCAACATCAATTCTATATTTCTCATTAGCTACATTCAAAGGAAAACCTACCTTAACGGAGAAAATGTCAGGCGAAAAAGAGAAAGCTGATTTCGGTTGAATTGATATGTTGGAGATTGTAAATCCAGGAGCGTCCGGTCTAAGAACTAAAGTAGCATTAGAACCCGAATCCAACATAAAATCATTTTCATACTCAATGACTTCATTGGAGACTCCTGCTGGATATTCATACGACCCTATAAGAATTCCGTTCGTTCCAAAGTCTTCTGATACGTCATAACTAAAATTTGAACTTGTTAAATAGAAATTAATGCTAGCAGAGACTGATGTGGTTGGTCGGGTGTTTTGTAAATTACATTTAAGGGTATATTCAACACCTTCAAAAAACTTCATAAAATTACTATCCCACCCAGAACCGGATCGTTCCTGTAACTCATTAACTGATGCCGAACTATACTCAGATGTGTTGTTTGGGAAGTTAGTATCGTCTTTAACGATTACGTATTCTCCGTTGTCAAACGATCCGCTTAAAAATAATCCGTCAACCAATGCTGACGAACTTTGTATTAACGAAACATCATTACTACTTGGATACCAATATCTCTCCGCAATTGTTGCGCCGGAAATACGAGCGGCGTCGATGAAAAAACCAACATCTTCTAACTGTCTGTTCGGCGTTGCGTCGTCAATCAGTATTTCAGTGGGTTGTAACACACCGTTGCTTATCAATTCTTCGTCAGAGTTGCTGTTGAAACTCCGTCTGTAAATTCTAAATCTACGAATGTCTCCTGTGAAAGTACGAATGTTATTTACCGTTATTCTTGCTACCGATGTAACGATTTGGTCGGATCCAGACGTCGATCCAGTTCCTTCTATTGTAGCCATTTCCACCGTTGGAAGTTTGTTGTATGAACAGCTTACATCAGCGCTATAAATGTTTTTGACCGGTCTATCGGTCGGGGTATCTGGAAATGTAAACGGTCGACGAATCAACAATTCTCTATCACTTATAACTTTTATAATTTCAGCGCTGAAGGGTTTGTTTATAGAAGAAGAGTCAGGAGTAAGAACTATATTATTAAAATATAGAGTCTCGCCTTTAATTAACGAATTGAATGGGTCTCCCGATTTACGATATATCTTATATATTATATTTTTTCTAATCTTATCAAACGTCTTAAAGTTCTCACCACTTGCCGGTATGACAGCCACACCACATATGGTCGAATGTATCTCATCGGTAGATGTCCCTTCAAAAATTGATAAGTTTGTTTGTAAAGGTTCGACAATGAGTTCTGGGGGTTTGTAAAATCGGATTTTAGAGACGTTCGATTTCTTGGAATCTATTGTTATTTTTCGTATCAACCTAACCGACTTGCCGGATGTGGTTGTCCCAACTAAAGTAATACTGCCAACACCGACAGGAACAAAAGACTGAACGTGGACGGATATTACCGTGGATACACCATCACGGAACTTCACACCGCCTCCAGGGCTTCTAGCAACTTCATAATATAACGGGTCTTTATTAACATCTAAGACCTCTATATGAATCTTCGTTCCCGGTTTTAATAGATTTGTACCATTAAATGCAACAGAGTTTTTTCCTCCTGTAAATTTTGGTTCAAACTCCACCATATCGAAATACGAACCAAGTCCCGGTTCAGCTTCGATGTCAGGAGTTATTCTATCTAAATATAATCGGGTTCCTTTTCTAATGTGTCCAGACATAACTTAATTTAACTCAGATGGAACTTCGGTTGGGGTTTTTCGTCTTCCAATAATCTCAGAATACTTTTCTTTAATATCAGGCAACAAAGCTTTATACTTGAACTCATCCGATTTTAGTTTGTTCGCTAGCTTCTCAAATGAATTTATATCATCCCATGTTACGTCGCCATCAAACAAAAACTCAGAAATTTTATCAGCGTTATCTTCAATCGCGTGATAAATCTTTTCTTTAGCTTTAAGCTTCTGACCCTTCTTTCCGAACTTGGGTTTTTCAATGCCCGTTTGGAACCCATGTTTAAAATTGATAGTCCAACGATTCGTAATATCTGGATCGTCAGTCTCTTCTTTTATAACACCAAAGATAGCAATCAACAGTTCGTTTCTAAAAGATGCCTTGTATTTGCTATCGTGTGGGGCTCCAGACAAAGCCTTCTTCATGAACTTCGGGTTTCCAAACATCAAATCAACTTGGATAATTGCTGGTTCATCTGAAATAACTTTACCTGTTTCATCTATCGCCGGCTGAGGATTTCCCTTTTGGTCAAATACAGGAGTTGATACGCTAATCTGACTTAGGCCGGGTTGTATATTAACATCTAATTCTGAGTTAGCAAAATATTCTTTCAACTTAGAAAACAATAATGCGTTTGTCTTTTTAATATCTTCGGCTGGTTCAACGCCTAACTTCTGTAAAACCTTTTTTGTGTCAATACCCACATCAACATCTCCTGAATATGGTTTTACGCTTCCTACCTTGATAAAGTCTACGTCTTCAAATCCAATGTTTGATAACAGGTTTTCAATAGTTGGTTTGAAATACTCGTTGTTTAACGCTGAGTTGTTGGATACAGCAGTGTGTTCGCCAACTTCTTTCAGAATAGAATCGGAATATCCTTTTATAGTATTCATCTGATTGGTCACAGATTCACTGCCCTTTAGTTCTGCGAACTTATCTAAATATACATCGTATGTTGATTTAAAACTTGACATAAACTCATCATATGACATTCCATCTGGCAAACCATCATGTTCTGCCAACGATTTCACCATACCCACCACCCCTTTGAGAAGCGTTCGAATTCTTACATCTTCAGATGGAATTCCCGAAATTTCCAGCTTTACATCTTCACCTGTGAAGAATTCCACGATGTCTTGAAACATCGTATCGGGATTGTCGCTTATAGTTTTCCACGTTCCTTTCTTACGTGACCCTACAATTTCTCCAGTATCGTTTAATTTCACTCTGGCACCGTTCCATTGTAAGTTAACACCTAACAAATCTGAGATGGTGGAGTATATCTTACCAATAAATGCTCCCTTGAAACCTGGCTCAGCACGGCCTCTCGCCTGTGACCACCTAGCGAACTGAACAGTAGTATAAAAGAATTCTACTTCCGCCGTCTTGCCGTTTACTTTAAAGAATGAACGTATGCCGTTGGTGTTCTCAGAATCAACGTTCTTGTTTTGACCCGATTGAATAAACTGTTTTAATTCCTTTCGGTATGGTTGACTATCCTCAGATGGAACAGGGAAGTTGAAATCTAAATCTCCAGCAATATCTTGCTTTCCGACTGATACATTATGGCCTGATCCGTGTGGGGTTATATATTTTGATATGACCTCATCAGGAATAGGTTCCAGTTCGGTGTTGTTCTTCAAATGTTCGTTGAATTGAAGAACCATCTCTTTTACCATCTTCAATAACTTTGTAACATCATCACGGTTTAGTGAGTCCGCCTGCCCAGTTGACTCATTTAACAAACGATTCTGGATAGCGTCAACAACGGCCTCTTCACCCTTAGACTTCAAAAGTCTTTCAATTTTCTCAATGGTATTCTTTCGAAGTTCAATATCACGATACGTGTCTTCACGTTTCTTTTCGTTAGTTACTTGATTTGGGTTTTGTAAAAAATCTTTTTCACTGCTGTCTACGACAGCTTTGAAATCAGCTAAGGCCATTTTCAACTGTGAAGGGTCTTTCTTCACCGTTCTCTTGAACTTAGCGTTAGCTGTGCTCATAGCGTCAATGAATTTCCAAAAATCTTTCTTCCGTTTTAAGAATAAGTCTTTGTCAACAATCTTAACCATGTCGCCTTTAGGTGTATAAAAAATCAATCCCTCTGTTTCGTTACCGAATGCTTTATCGAAGTCAGCTTTCAATACATGGCCTTTTACTTTCTGACCAATCGTACTTACAAGTTCCTTGACGTGTTTTCTAGCTGCTACATCAACTCTCTTCCGACTTTTAGAATTTAAAATATTTCCCTTGTCTCTTATCAACGCTTCCAAGTCTATAATAAACTTCTGTGGAATCTCAATGTGGTCGGTATCAGGCCGTGGGTTAGCAAAGAACTTAATCTTAGTTGGTTTGCTAAGGGCAGAAGCGAGCTTGTCTGACAAGCCATCCCCTTTGTCTATTTTTATCTTCTTGTCATCAATTTCAATGTTAAACATAACAATGATACCATCTTTGATTATCTTTGGATCGTATACAATAGCATTGTGATTATAAAACGGGATGGATTCCGATTCGATGAGGAAGTTCTGTGTGTTTTTGAAACCGAGTTCCTTTAATATAGAAGAGAAATCGATTTGGCTTAAAACCTCATAGAACTCTCTAAAGTCGTCAAAGAAATACAAGTCAGGATAATCATCTTTAGATAATCGTTCGCCGCCTTGGTCTAATGTAAAGAACTTACCATCCTTCAACCCAAACTTATAAAAATGACCATCTACCTTTTCATTTACGACCAAACCTTTATCATGTGCGCCAAACAATTTTAAGAAATCCAATAACTGTTCCGCTGACAAATCTTCGATGTGTTTGACGAATCCAAATTGACCTCCTTCATTCAACTGTTCTGGCGAATCAACACCAAGAGCTTTTTGTAATATGGAATATACCTTTTGATTTACACCTGCGTTGAAAATAGCTTTGAACTTCTTCTCAACATCCATGTTAGGATTCTTCAAGACTTCTCTTGACTTGGTTCCACTCATTGTACGTGGTAACTGAAACTTATATGGAAGTCCAGACCAAAATACGTTCTTGGGTACTGATGTAACCGTTTCTAAATTTGATGCACGTTGTTGTATGTCATCTTCTCCATATCCAACTACCAACGCAAAATCGTCAATGTCAAATCCAGACTTGGATATAATCTCAGCCATCCATTCAGACGGTTTTGGTTCTGGTTTGTTGTGTCGAGTGAAATACGGATTTGCTGGGCCTCTAGCTTCTATAATGTTTTGTTCGGGTATTCCAAACATAGTTTTCATTATGTATTTCTTCGCTGAAAACGGAAGCGGATCTTTAGGATCTAACTTCTTAGGGTTCGTTGTGACAATATAAGTATTTTCAACCCCAGCATTAGACGATTGGACTAGTTCTCTGTATGCCTTGTAGTGACCTCTGTGAAAAGGTTGAAATCTGCCTGGAAGTATAGCTATGACGTTATCAGTCTTTTTTGTACCCTCCGACAATCTATTTTTTATAGATTCTTTTAAAAGTTGTCTAATTTGTTTAACGCATTCTTCCATGCGTATAAATATATACGCTACGAATTATTGACATAACTAAACCCATTTTCTTTCTTGATTTCAATCTGACCGTCAACTAAGTCTCGTAGTGTATCAATGTGGGATATCACCAGTATAAAGTCGAATTGATGTGATAAGAATGTAAACAGAGAACTTAATGAACTTCGAACTTCGTGATCCAAAGCGCCAAATCCTTCATCAATCGTCAAGAATGTTGTCTGTGGAATATTAGATATGTTTGTCAAAGCGATTCGAATTGCAAGGTTTGAAATAAAAGTTTCCATTCCACTTGTCAATTCCAACGGCCAACTCTTATCGTCATATACAATATTAGAGTTAATGTTAGTTCCATCCATCTCAATTGAGATGTTGAATTCAACAATCTGACTTAGAATCTCATTGACTTCCTTCTCAATAGCAGGAATAGACTTACAAATAATATCATACGGAACACCGTTTCGGTGGATTGAATCGATGTAATACTCATATGCCCTAACGGAAGCTTCCAAGTCTTTAACCTCTTTAACCTTGGATTTTAGATTCTTCAATTCACTTCTCCACACCTCCAATTTGGAATTGGATTCCAATATCTTCTCATTAGCAAGTTTCAGTTTGTTTGATATCTCCTTGTTCTCACCGTCAATACCAACAATCTGTTGTCTAATGTTCTCATTTTTAATGATGATGTCCTTGGAATTATGAAATCTTTGGATTCGTCTTTCAAGTCTCTCAACTTCATTCTCCAACCGAATGATATCCTTTTCTTTAGTTGACAAACGATTTATACATTTGTGCCACTCAGTATCAACCCGATTGTATTGTGTCTTCAGTTTTGCATATTCTGAATATTTTTCTGTGACATGGTTCTGTTCAGATACTTGCAACTTCAATCGATTCTTCCGCTCGACCTTATCATTTATAATAGGCTTCAACGCTTCCAACTCTTCCTTGGCGTTCAAAGCGTCTTGAATAAAGGCGTTTTTCATACAATACTCACAGTCTTCATCGTATTCGTGAGTCTCCAAGGTTTTTACTTTGTCTAACTTGTTTTTGATATCAACCTTGTATATCTCCAGTTCACTTTCCAATGATTTAAATTCCGACACCACCTTGTCGTATGACTCCTTTTTAGATTCTATATCATCGTTTTCAAACTGTTCGATGGAGTCTTGCATTTCAACAAGGGCGACTTTTATACTATCACATTCATCTTCAAGTTTAGATATATTGATAGAATCAATTTCAGATTTCTTCTTTTTAATATCGATTCCCAAAGAATCTATTTCGACAGGAACGTCTGAAAGGTTCACGATTTCAGAGTTTAACTTTACGATGGTTTCTATATTTGAATCTTTTAAATCGGAAAGTTCATCATGAACCTCCACCATCTTATTATACCTCGGTTTTGCAACAGCGATACAATCCTCAAGTTTGCCAATTTCAACATCAAAATTTACTTTATTCAGTTTCTTTAAAGCACCCAAAGTTTCTTTAGATTCGTTGAAAGCGATTTGATACAACTTATCGAATATAGTTATACCCAAAAATCTGGCAACCAAATCCTTTCGGTCGGTTTGACCTTTATCAGCGAAATTTGAATTGTTCCTCTGTAAACTAAGTGACGTCAACACAAAGTCTTCGTAACTTCCTATATAAGAACGGATTATATCATTAGTGCTTCTTCGTGACTCATCGTTAAGACTTTCTACAACTCCGTTAACAACTCGTGAGAATTCAACATTGACCTTAACAACCCCCTTCTTATCACGTTTAGCGGTTCTTAAAATCGTATATTCGGTTCCGTCGATATCAAACACGAAAGAACATTTGAACGACATTTTAGATTCGTTCATCACAGCAGACGCTTTAAACGTCCGCGAACACTTGTCGAAACAACAAAAACAGAACGCATCAAGTATAGACGACTTGCCCGAAGCGTTACTAGCGAAGATACCATTAATTCCTGACATGCCATCGAAGTTGATTACATTCGACTCTCCATATGAAAACATGTTATCGAATGTGAACATCTTGGGAGTCCAACGAAGATTCGAAACCTTATCGTCTGAACTTAATTTTTCGTTTGTGAGTTTGTTCAGATCAAACACTTTCTTCAATAACTTCTGAGATATTTTAGGGTGTTTGTGTTTTAAAAATTCGGATATTAATTCGTTTTGGAAATCGCTTTCGTTTAACTTAGCTAACGGAACTTTAGACACACTTCCACGTTGGACCGTCTTAAAAGAGTCACCTCTTATATAAGAAGTCTCTTGGATGTCCGCAATA